CTCTGTTGAATCAGATTCAGAGTTCATCTCATACCATAATTGTCTAGGCTGTTTACCTATGTTAGACATACGTAAAGAAGGTTTACCTCTTGGAGAAGGGTGAGACCAAGTGTAAAGAATCTCTTTCATAGATTCTCCAAACTGTTCAATAGTCTCCTCATCTATGTCAAGATGTTCTCCTTTTCCAAGAGCCGACAATTTATTATATATGTCTTCGACTAATGTGTCAAGTGTTTTTTTCTTTTTAGTCATAATTTTTATCTCTGTGTTTAGTGAAGTATAAACTTCTATCTACAGCATTAAATTGTAATAGCTGTACTCCTGCTTCTATTTGCTCTGGAGTTCTACTACAACATTTTGTAAAGTTGTTACCTGTTTTTTTATGTAGTTGAGGCTGTGCAGTTTTAACATCAATCAAAGTTGTTTGTCCATCTTTAAGAGCAATTAAATCAGCAAGTCCTGTACACCCACAATTTTTAAAAACTTCATAACCGTTATCCCATAACCAAGTTACAGCATAGTATTCAGCCATGTCTCCTTTTCTACTATCACAATGCTTAGTGTGTTTCACTCCAGTTACCTCCTATCTTATACTCACCATCAAGAGGACATCTAAGATTAAAATGTTCTCCTGCTTTTATGATACTATCAACAGCAAACTGACCAATAAAATCAGCTTTATCTTTAGGTACTTCTAGTTGCCATTCATCATGGATGTTAGCAACAAACTTATAAGGTACTCCATTTAATTGTAACACATCATCAAGTATTGACAATGCTTTCTTCATGACTATCGCACCTGCTCCTTGTAATAAAGTATTGAGGGCAGAATGAGCATTACGTATGTAAAGCTTTCTACCATCTATACCTTTGAGATATTTCTTTGAAGCTGCTCTTTGTACCCTGTCTCTAAGTGATTTAAATGCAGGGTTATTATCGAAGAAATGTTCTCTAGCTCGTTTACCATCTGCTGTATTTCCTTCAACCACTTTTCCAAGCTTTTCATCTCCTGCTCCGTACATGAGGGCATAGATGAATGTCTTCGCCTGATTTCTTGATTTAAGTTGTGCAGCTCTTTGATTAGCTGTGTGTATATCTCCATCTAAAATCTCCTTGATATAAGTTTCATCATTCATATAATGGGCTAACATTCGTAGCTCTAAACCACTAGCATCAACTCCAAGTAATACATTACCTTCATCAACAATCCAACATGCTCTACATTCTGAACCATAAGGACTATGAACTGAAGGTACTTGTGCCATGTTAGGACTTCTGTGTGTCATTCTACCGGTGATAGCACCGTTAGGTATAACAAAACCATGCACACGTCCATCCTCTTGCACCGATTCAACCCAAGAATCAACTTGAGCTATACGTTTTTGTATTAATAAAAAGTCTGCTATAAGTTTAGCTTCACGGATATGAGTAACTTCTGATAATGTTTTCTCATCTACAATAGGCTGACCTGTAGGAGTAAACCTTTCAGGTTTCCAACCAAAGTCTACAAGATATTCACCAATCTGTTTACGACTACCAAGATTAAACTCTTGTAAAGTCTGTCTCATAAAAGGCTCAAAGTTATTAGTATCTAAACATCTTTGATACTCATCATCAGTAAGTCCACGTTTAGATAAGTTACCATCTTTCTTAATGTAAGGCGTAACTAATTTATCATCTACCCATTTAGGTTTGAAAGTACTATGAACTTCATCTTCAATCTGTTGAGACTTTTCTCTAAGTTCTGCAAGTAATACTAATGCAGATTCCATGTCAAACATGAATCCGTTTTCTTCTTGTTGTTTAATTATTCTTGCAACGTCTTGTTCAAGTTCAATAGATTGTTTACTAAAACCTTTTGACTCATTACGAAGTGATTTATATACAAGAGTATTTAACTGAACATCACGAACACAATAGTCTAACATTTCTGTAGAATAATTTAGATAGTCTTCAAAGTTTATTTTAGATAGACCAAGTTTATATCCCCACTTCTCAAGACTATGACCACCCTCTCTAGTAGGATTGAATAGTCTAGAAAGAACAAGAGTATCTATAACTTCTTTGTCTCTAAGCTTTATACCTGCAAACTTTTCTACCATAGGAATATCAAATCCTATAATGTTATGACCTATCAGCCTATCTGCTTTAGATAAAAGCTCATAGCCTTCTTGCAAGTTGCTTGGAGGAAACTTAAATATCTCTCCAGAGTTTGCATCTTGAGCTACAAGACAATGTATCTTAGTGGCTTTAAGGTCATCAGTTTCTATGTCAAATACTAAATCCATAATTAAAATGCCTCGTCTAAACTATCATCAAAAGTAATATCTTCATCTGTTAGTTCAGATAGTCTACCAGTTTCTGAATTATAAATAACTCTACAAGCCATACCAACATCGCCTGTGTATCTTGATTTAAGTATACGCATTCTTGTTGTTCTAGCTTCATCAGGGTCATCTGATTGTTGATTACGTTCTAATGCTATCACACAATCACTAAGTTGTCCAATACTATTTGAACCTCTTAGATGAGATAGTGATACTTCAATACCATTCTCATGTCCTTTGTTACCATCAACTCTACGTAAGTGAGAAACTAAAATAATTCCTGCACCTGTCTCTTCTACCAAACTTCTAAGTCTAGTCATGATAGTATCAATAGCACGTCTTTCATCACCTTCATGTACAGCACTAACTAACATATGTAAATGGTCCACGACCACCCACTTACAATCACAGCCTATAATCATGAAGCGAAGCTTAGTAAAGATATCATCAATGTCGTTGGTTCCGAAGTGGGAATGTACCCATACTCTATTTCGGTTATCGCCATCGTATAACATGTCAAACATCTTATCTAATTCTTCTTTAGAAAACTTCTCACGTTCTTGGTCAACGTACAATCTAGCATTAGCTTCAATAGATAAGATACCATCAATGGTTCTTCTCCAATCTTCTTCTAATGCAATGATACCTACGTTGTCTTCTGTGTTCTTGATAAGATGATGTTCAAGTTCTCTTGTAACACTTGACTTACCAAGTCCAGTACCACCTGTAAGTGTGACCAGTTCTCCTGCTCTAAGACCATACAACTTCTTGTTAAGTCCTTCATAAGGATAAGGTACGCTTTGTTTCTTCTCACGATTATGAAACTTCTCACGTTGTTCAGTAACATTTATAACACCAGAAGGTGTATAAACTTTACTAGCCCACCAAGCTTCAACAAACTCTTTATGCTTGTTGTTTCTTAGCATGTCGTTAGGGTCTTTCCACCCGTTAGGAAGGGTAACTATCCTTGCTTTCCCGGGTTTAAATAGCCTAGCAACTTTAATACTAGCTTCTTGTCCTGCCTTATCTTTATCAAATGCAATGATAACATTTTCAAAGTCATCAAAGAACTCTAAGCTTTCCTTGATATCTCTAACTGCACCATTAGCACCACGTTTGATAGATACTACAGCCCACTTAGAACCAAGCAGTTCATAAGCAGCCATAGCATCACACTCACCTTCAGTAATGGTAACGTACTTACCACTCTTGAAAAGTTGTTGACCAAATAAACCTGTATCATTATAACTACCAGAGACATAGAAGTCTTTGTCTTTACAGTTACGAATTTTAGTAGCTGAAAGTTCGTGTCCATTGTAGTAAGGATAAAAATGTTTAACGACATTACCTTGTAAGTCATGTACACATTTCACTCCATACTTCTGAGCAGTCTGCATAGAAATTTTTCTATCAGTTAATGCTGAAAACTTTCCTTCATCTACCATATCAGGTTGTTTGGTTTGTGTTGTAGTTGATTGCATATCCTGTCCTCCACATGCTTTAGTATAGCTAGGCATAAACTCTCCACAACTGAAACACTTTGCTGAATCATCTGCATTGATTCCAACAGCATCACTACTGTTACAAAGTGGACAAGGTTGATGTAACTTATCCCAAGTTTTATCCATGTTAGCCCTCACTATGAATTAAGATTCGTCTTTTTCTTCTACAGTTTCTTCAGTCTCAGTTTCTTCTTGTTCAACTATAGCTTCAGGACTATCCTTTAGTACAGCTTCAAGATTATTCTGATGTCCTTGTGAAGCAAAGTTTAAAGCTTCTACCATGACGTTTAACGTACCTATCTTACTGATAGATATGTTAGCACCATTTCTCTTTTGCTCATCTTCAATCTTTGAAACATCATAGACTGATTCACCATCATCATTTTTAATAGTAATAA